ATGCTTATAAGGCTGTATTTAATTGGATCAACGACAATATTTTCAAGCCAATTATCGATGCTTATAAGGCTGTATTTAATTGGATCAACGACAATATTTTCAAGCCAATTATCGATGGAATCAGGAGCGTCTTCGTATGGGTTTATGACAATGTGATCGGCCCTATCATTTCGGTTGTGATGACTGCATTCCAATATGTGAAAGACCTTTTCGACGGTCTAGCGGGAATAGTTCAAGGCGCATTCCAATTCGTCAAAGATGTTTTTGATCAAGCGGTAGGGCTTGGCTCCAAAATATGGGAAGGACTAAAAAACGGGATACAGCAAGCCGGAGCTATCTTTGGCAATATAGGGACTCAAATTTGGGAAAGCCTCAAATCAGGCTTAAGCGGAATCGGTAATTTCCTGAAAAATATATTCGACAAACTAGATCCTTCGAACCTTTTTGCCAAAATATTCAAGGTCGATATGGGAGGAAAAGGAACCGTTGAAAAAGCTTTAGGAATCGACATTCCTTTTATGTCCTTCGCAAGCGGGGGATTGGTCCCCGGTCAAGCCAAGATCAAAGGCGATTCGCTACAGAATGATCGCATCCTAGCCATGCTTTCGCCGGGAGAGGCAATCATACCGCGATCGAAAATGGATGATCCTAAGGTTCGCGCCCTGGTCGATCAAATTTTGAAAGGAGAGCTTGAGCTGCCTCAATTCGCAGGTGGAACGCTTGGGGCGATTGTGAAAGGCGGAGGTAAGGCAGTAAGCGGAGTCTTGCAAGACCTTGGCGATGCTGGTCAAGCTGTAATAGACCAAGTTTCTGGAGCTGCTCAGGGCGCTGGAGATTGGTTGGGCGATGTATTCAACAATGCGAATCCCCTTAAGGCAATGTGGGAAGTCGTCAAGGACAAAGTCTTTAATGATATGATTATGTCGATGTTCAAAAACAATCGGTTCGCTCTCGGTGGCCCGGTCCCTAATATGGGAACTGATACAGTGCCTGCGATGCTAACTCCGGGCGAGTTTGTTATGAGCCGTCCAGCGGTTCAATCGATCGGCCTGGATAATCTTAGGGCAATGAACAACGGTTCCTCGCTCGGCGGATCGAATACGTATAATATGTCATTTGAAATAAATGTCGAAGCGAAGACTTCCATGGACGAAGGCTACATCCGAGGAACACTCATACCCAGAATGAGCGAAGAACTAAAGAGGGCATCGCTCGATGGTAAATTCGTTCTGAGCCAGAAAGGCATCCGATGATCAGCACTTTTTTTGGCTACCTCGAGACAGCCTATTTGACGGTTCCGTACCTTGCTGGTTTTGGGACCGGCGCGACACCTTCCCAGATGCAGCGGCAGATCATTGGATCGTTTCCGGTTAAAACTCAGCTTGCTGCCCGGATCGAAACTATCACCAGCATTCGCAGTCAACTTGACAGACGTATTGATTCTGGACTTGTGCCAATAAAGCAGCAACTTGACCGATCCATCGTATCGAGCAGTTCGGTCAGATCGCAAATGGATCGACAACTCTCTACTGCTAGCCCAATTCGCTCCCAGATCGATCGGACCACGGTCGGGCTATCATTGGTCCCATCTCAGCTCGATCGCCGTTTGACGGACGATTTTGCAATCCCCACACAGATCCAGCGCAAGCTTGAGAAGACTCGAGAGATTCCAACTCAGCTTGCTCGGTTCATCACGAATGGATCAAAGGTCACTGCTCAAGAAATGGGCAGAGGTCCTATCTCGCACCAATCATGCGGCGGCTATTTACTTAGCGCCTATTTGACTGAGCCCTACTTAGGTCCATTCATTTGTGCTCACATGTACCAGCAGCTTGATCGCCGACTCGAAAAGGCTCGTGCGGTTAATACTCAGCTTGATCGCAAAATTGTCAACGCTTCCAAGATCACCAGATCACAGATGCGAAGGCAGATATACGATGACTTTGCGATCAGGTCGCAGCTCTTAAGAAGTTCGGCTTACAAACTCAATTCCCAACTTCTTTTCGCCATTTACAACACGACGAACCTCCGCATCCTCTGCGACTTCCCTTCGCGTGGAACCAGTGGAACAAACTGGACGGTTGTTGCTGGTGGAACCGCGAGTGGAGATAGGGGTGTTAATAACGTTAATACGGATATAGTAGAGCAAGTTTACCGGTCGCTAAATACGACTATAACTCTGCAATGCGATACTCAGATAAGCCAAGGTATTTTCAACGATACGCTTGCGATTCTGGGACACAATTTCACGACTTCGGCGGTCGTTACTTTGCAGGGATCGAATGATGTTGGATTCTCATCCATTCCCCTATCGGAAACGCTCTTCGTTGAAACTGAAAATATGTATTGGATCTCTGAATTTCTTCCTCTCAATTCCTATCGATATTGGCGATTACTGATCAATGACTCCACTAACCCAAATGGATTTATTGAGATCGGTACGATCGTCTTTGGCCCTTCGATCATTTTTAATGGCGAATGTTTTACCGATCAAGTAGTTCGAAGAAAAACGCATTTTGCGGATCGAATCCGAACCGAAGGATATTCATCGGTTAGTAATGACAGAGCTCTCAAGCGAGCGGTTGCTCTTTCCTTTAGGAAGCTGAACTACTTGCGAGAGAATTACTCTAGCCTTGTATCTGTAATCGATACCGCACGGACTTCGCTAAAATGCCTTTGGATTCCGACGCCTCAGTATGCGTCGCGGTTCGCTGTGTTCGGCAAGTTGAGCGAGATTCCTGTAGAGAATCACCAAGCAATTTCTGAGACAGCCGACTATATTGATATGGACGTCAATGTCGATGAGGCACTTTAATGAGCGGAAGCGATCGACGAAGCTATCTGACAGCAACGGTTCTCGACCAGAGCTTGCTGAATAATTGTGCCGACAATTTTTCCACGCGGATCGAAATGGTCGTTGAAATAGAAAAGCCGGGAGGCGGATTCATTTATGCGAGCGATCGAAACAAATATGTAGGGAATACTTTTTACGAGGCCCTGCTTGTGTTTCCGACGATCGCGAGAACCGTTGGGGAATGGTTGTCTCCCACGCTGCAATTCTCGACGATCACGCTAGAGCTATCCAATGCCGATGGGAGATTCAATACCTACCTTCCGGGCGGTGCAACCTACAACTCTTTCATCGGTCGGCAGATCCAGGTCAAGATAGGGATCGCTCAACAAGCATCGACATACTTCACAATTTTCAAAGGCAAGATCACAGAGGTAGGCGGATTCTCTCGAGGCACTTATTCGGTTACTTTCATCGCTCGAGACGACTACGAATTGCTTAATGTGGCCTTTCCCAAGACCGCTTTAACCACGGGAGTATATCCGGATCTAGCCGATAATATAGCTGGCCAAATACTTCCGGTTATTTATGGCGATTGGACAGTGAATCTCGATCCAGATCCAGCAGTCATCCCGGTCTATATTTTGAATGGCGGTTCAGCGAACGTCATAGGCGGATCGCGAAACAATTTGAAGGTGAGGATAGCCGAGCATGATTTATCTTACTTTGATCCTAATAATGTTTATTTCCAGAAGTCTGACGTATTTTTTCTAGTCGATCCATTAGACATAGTGAACGTTAACGTCAACAACAACTATTTTGAAATAAAGCAGAATTCAAAAAACTGGACCGAAGGAAACAATAAATATTTCTTCGAAAAAGACGATAAATTTCTAGTCAGAGTCAAGGGGAAAGACCTTGGAGCATATGACGATAATATCGTATGGCAGGCCAGGGATATTCTGATCACGCAAGGGCTCGCTCTATCCGGAGACTTCGATGCGAATTGGGCGACGTTCAGAGATAAGGCTAGTCCTGCACAATCGGCAATATCGACGATCAAGAGCCGTATATGGGAGAATGAACCGAAGCCAGTGATGGAGTTTGCCCTATCGCTTTTGGAACAGGTCAGGCTTGAGGCTTTCGTCGATGAAAACCTAAAACTCAAGATTAATAGTCTGCACTTTGAAAATTGGAATGCCTCCCCTTCTTTCACGGTTAAAAATTGGGATGTCGTCGAGAAAAGCCTTAAGCCGAAAACCGATGAGAGAAACAATTTTAACCGTGCGCAAGCTACCTTTGATTTTAACCCGAACCGTAATGAACAGGCTCGGAGCTCAAGCATATACAACAATGCTGCAAGCTTTACTCAAATAGGACGGTTCATTTCAAAGCGGATCGAGTTTCCGAACCTTTATATCCTTTCCGACGTTCAATATCAGCTCATAGAAATCCTCAGAATTTCTTCCTCTCTTTTTGAAATTGTCGAATGCTCTTTAACATGGCGTGCATTACTATTAGATGTTGGAGATTTTGTCTTTTTGAATATTGAGATAGGATCGGTGATATATGAGAATGTACCGGCAATGATAAGATCAAAGGGATATGATCCTGCAGGCATTCAAATTCCGGTCACATTGTGGTGCATGCAACTTCTCCCTTTCAGTGGATATACTCCAGGATATTCTGGTACAGTGGGCGGATATAATCAAAGTATAACTCAAGAATAAGGGGAATAACCTTGGCTGTAACATTAACCATATCAGAAACGATTACTGGTGCGAACGTATCCGACACATTGGCGGGGGGGAGCACAGGATTGGACCTTGGACAGGTAACTAATGGCCAGTACGCCCCTTTGACGCTGCAATCAGCGAACACTGGACATCAAGATATTTATATTCGCCACGATGCTGTGGTCGATCCTGTGACCGATGTGAAATTCTACCTTGCTACGTTTTCTGGCACCTATGGCGGAGCGAATAGCTCGGGTGCAGATTTCACCACAATCGGCGCCTACGGTGCTGCCGACACTGGAGCGACAGCGAATAATGCTGATGGCCTATCCCGCGGAATTCGTATCGACATGTCGTGGGATGTTGCAACGGCTTCTCAGTTTGCCTTCACACGCGAGGCGACTGGACAGATGCGAATATTCGGAAAAGACTATAGCGGCCTCGATGGTCTCTCACTCGGAGATGCTCATAGCATGCACATCGATGCGGCGTCCTACTGGAACGGATCAAGCGAAGTTGACGCTAGCGCACCCGTCACAGGAAAGATCGGAAAAGCTTCCGATACTGTTCTTGGCAACCGTGGTCATATCCGTATGCGCGGCTATCTGCATACTGCAGCCGTCGATGGCGGAATTATTCAGTGGGATACTGTGGCCAGTTTTGCGTACTCGGCGTAATCATTGATCTTTTTCGTATTTTGTTTAAATGATTTTATGTTGAGGATAGAGTTTTCCAAATTTTGGAGAACTTTTATGCCCAGCAAATTTTACGTTTATCACCATGTTTCTTTTGACGGACTTTTTCAATATATAGGAAAGGGATGCGGTAATAGAGCATGGAGAAAAGACGGTCGATCAGTAATTTGGCGACAGAGTTTTCGTGATAACTATAGTGTACATATGTTACACGAAAATTTAGATGAGCAAACCTCATTTGAGCTTGAAAGACGAGAAATTTCGACTCGAAAACTAGATCATAATTGTATTCTGATAAATGTATGCGCTGGAGGATATGGGGGAGACACTCGAAACTGGGATGAGCATTCCAGAAAAAGACTCTCAGAAATGAGGAAAGGTTCTGGTTCTTATTGGTTTGGTAAAAATAGGAATCGTGAAACTGTGGAAAAGGGTGAGAAGACCAAGAGAGAACGTGGAAGCCATACGCGTTATTGGACAGGTAAAACACGCGATCCAGAACTGATTAAAAAGCTTGTCGAAGCGTCACATACACCAGAAGCGATAGCCAAATCTGTAGCAACAAGATCTTTGGATAATTTCGGCTGGAATAATGCAGATGAAAGAAGAAACAATCTTTCAGAAAAAATGAACGGTTATGACTTCGGCCCTGAACACGGAGAAAAGATCAGTAAAGCCAAAAAAGGCAAGCCAAACGGTCTTCTAGGTCGTAAGATATCCGAAGAAACAAAGGCTAAAATGTCAGAGGCTGCAATTGGTCGAGTTTACGGAAAAGAAATCACAGATAAGGCCAAAGCTACGAAGCTCGCTCGCGGTAATATGACATTGAAAGCGAGAGCTGTCCGGTGTAAAGAAACCGGAGAAATTTTCAGGTGTGCAAAGGAGGTATCTTTGAAACTTTTTGAAGGAAAAGGGGAAAAGGTAATACAACAATGCTGCACAGGATCTAAGCCGTCATACAGGGGTTATCGTTTTGAATATGCACTATGAGCCCACGAAAACCCTTCGTGAGAGTCCAGGTGATCGGTGGATGTTTCGATGGGGATTTGAATTTGTCAATCGGCCCACGAAGGTCGGTGGGTGGTTGCCAGCTTCCCGAATCGAAGACATGGCTTCGACGGTCAACAAAGACGGTTTACTTTGGGCTTACATCGAAGGAAAGCACTGGACCTTTAGAGAGCGATCAAAAATCTTTGTCCGAGTCGCCGGACCAGATTTCGTAAACTTTGAGCATCTTGCAGTGCTTATAAATCAGGCCAATGGTCGATCGATAAATCATGTTTATGGCATGAGGATTCAGGCTCGGAATGAAGTCATTAATTGTTATGAGGACGGGAGCGTAGTTCATGAACCTAGACAGCTCGGAAACGATTATCTCTACCCTGAATGGACAAGGACTTGAAGTCTTTGAATATCCAGACGGCGGCATGGATGAAATCGCAGCTCCAGGATTTTATTTTAATCACCAAACGGCTAGCATCGAGCACTGGTCGCTTCCGTGCGATTATAATAACGTCATGCAATCTCATTTTTCGAATGCATTCGGAATCATTCAAGACGGTTTCCAGTCTGTGCTTCCTTTTGAGGACGTCATGGATCTGTCAGACAAGATTAAAAATTGGAATGAGCACCTCATACGGTATGGAGTAGTTTAAATGACTATCGTCGGACGTTCCCAGATCGACCATCCAGCTCTAGGCACGGCTGGCGGAAGTGCATTGCATGCTTCGATCGAAACAATTTACACGAATATCGGGAATCATTTAGCAGCTCGATATGATACTGCTGCATCGATTGCAAATAGTGCTGTGACAACTTTTACCCACAATTTCGGAGTGCAGTTTGCAGATCTTAAGGTTCTGCTTTATACCGGGACGCATCCGAACCTTGTGCGCGTCGCCGATCCAGTGGCTTCCGGCTGGACGATTGTGGCGACTTCTGGATTCCTCAAGACCAAAATCGACGTGACCGCTCCGGCTTCGGGCGGCCCTCACACATTTGCAGTCATTACCATGCAATCGAGGGGAGCTGAAAAGCTTGCGGATCTGGATGACATTAATCCAGCGGTTCCGATCGATGGTCAATTTTTCATTTACGACACAGCAACAAGTAAATGGATCGCGAACTACCTCAAATATAAAACCGAATCAACTTCGATCGCAAGCAACACGCTAACGCCTCCCACGGGATCGAATATCCAGCGCATTACGAGCGGTGCTGCAGACTTGCAAATGGTCGCATCGCCAATCAATGGCAAGCTTTACGTCATTATCAACGAAACTGGATCTTCGATTCAGGTTAAAAATGATACGGGTGCAACGGCAGCAAACCGTATCTATACCGGTACTGGAGCCGATTTCACGCTCAAAAATCAGGCTGCTATCAGTTTGATTTACAACTCTGGTCTGAGTCGCTGGGTGCTTTCGGGTGGAGGCGGAGGCGGTGGGCTTGCGCCTTTACCTGCTTCGGCAACGGTTAACCCTGCAGTGGCCGGGACTCACTATCTGACTAACACTTCGGGCGGTGCATTTACTGCGACGCTTCCAGCTGGCATTGCGGGCAGTGTAATTGGTTTTAGCGATGCCAATGAAACATGGGATACGTTTCAATTGACTATCGCTCCCGCGACTGGTGAAAAAATAGACAATCTCGCGACCAACGAATCTTTGGTTTGCGACGTCAAAAGAGGATGGGTAGAGCTCAGCTGGAATTCAGTGCTCTCGAGCTGGTCTCTGAAGTCTGTAAACTCGATTCAATATAACGCTCAAACCGGTTCTTTTAGGGCTGTGACCGCTGCAGACTCGCTGACCTTAGCTGACTATTATATCTCAGCTTCCGGAGCTGCAAACTATGCTATCACGCTTCCCAGCGCGGCAGCGGCAGGAGCTGGCAGAATTTTCGTAATCAAGTCTCTGATGAACACAGGTATCCTTTTGAATATTTCCACGGTTTCCAGTCAGACAATTGACGGGGTAAACCCTGGAGTAACTCCGAGAACGATTGCAAGATTTGAATCGATTCAGCTCATGAGCAACGGCACAGGATGGGAGATTTTCTAAATGGCATTTCTTAACTTTGTTCCTTCCGGTGTTGTCTTTCCATTCGCGGGTGCAACTGCTCCCGATGGCTGGCTCTTATGTAACGGTTCAGCAGTTTCAAGATCTGTTTATGCTACTCTATTTAGCACCATTTCATCGGCTCATGGTTCGGGAGATGGCTCGACCACGTTCAACCTTCCCGATTATCGTGGACGAATCTTGCGCGGAGTCGATGGCGGTATTGCTCGAGATCCAGATAGAGCAGGGAGAACCGCCTCGAATGCAGGGGGAAATACCGGCGATAATGTCGGGAGCGTGCAAACGGATTGTATTCAAGGGCATATACATTTATCGCCTGTTCCTGCTGCCGGTGCTAACGCAGCGTCTATTGCGACAACTCCTAACTCTTTTTTCGGCTCGCAATCTACAGGTGGACCAATTACAGACGGAAGCAATGGAACACCGAGAATTAGCAGCGAAACCCGTCCAATAAATGCATACGTTAACTACATCATTAAAATTTGAGGTCAATATGCAAACGATTTCCTTGGTAGCAGGCGAATATCTCAGATCAGAAGCTGGCACTCATGTCATAGACGAACATGGATTCGCAACGAAAGCAGAAGTTGATACCGATGTGGACGTAGAAGATGCAGTCTATGCAGCTGTGTGGGCGAATATCCAAGCCGACAGAACTTTTCGCGGTGTTGATCCAGAGACTGGACTGCCTCCCGATCCAGAGTAATTTTAAAAAATAAGGAGGCACAACTATGGCGACAAGATTTCAATTGGGAACGATAAGCACAGAAGCGGCTCCCTCTGGTGCTGTTCATGCTTTCGCTGGTGCAACGGCTCCGACTGGCTGGCTTTTATGCAACGGAGCAGCGGTTTCCAGGGCTACATATGCAGCATTATTCGCTGCAATAGCATCGGCTCATGGTTCGGGAGATGGCTCGACTACGTTCAACCTTCCCGACTATCGCGGTCGAATCATTCGCGGAGTCGATGGAGGTATCGCGCGTGATCCAGACAGAGCGGGAAGAACCGCCGCAAATGCGGGTGGAAATACTGGGGATGCAGTTGGATCGGTGCAGGGTGAGGCTACTAAGCGACCTACGACGGCTTTAACTACGGCAGCGCAAACTGTCACCGGAACAGTTGGTGGAAGTGATGGAACGCATACACATGGTTTTGACAATACGGGGAGATTTGTTGCAATCTCCGGAGCAGTTTATGGTTTTGGTGCTGGGTTTGCGCTTAGTCCACTTGAGAATGCATCTACAAATACTTCTGGATCTGGTCATGGTCATGGTCATATTTTAACTGCTCCTGCATCTTCAGTAACAGGCGGCGGCGATACAGAAACCCGACCAATAAACGCATACGTTAACTACATAATTAAGGTTTAACCGATGGCCAATTTATCAGCGAAAACTGGATTTACACCTGTTCAAACCAGGGTGACGCTTGCAAATAATGCGACGACTTCCGTACAAGAATTTGCAGCCTACGATGGCCAAGAATTGACCGGCTTTGTCTTCATCGATGCAACCATAGACTATCGCGCAACGGTTAATATCCAAGTCGTCAAGAATGGAGCCGGTACTTACGAAGTAGCGGCAGCAGACATTGCAGGGGATGACAATGGAGGCAGTCCGATTGTCAGCTTTTCCATGTCGGGAAGCGTATTGCGAGCGACGCTGGTCAGCTACGCTGGATTCGTCTCGGCATACATTCAATATAATTTGAATGCTCCTGCATTGGGTGCGAATTTTCCGTTGACGGTGGATAGTTCAAACGTCGCCTTTGCTACTATCAAGGCTTCCACAGGGTCTGGTATTACGTTTCAAGAGGATGGGGGGACTGCTGCCGGATCGTTTGCGGATAATGGAGTTTGGACACTCGGCACATCGTCTGCAAGCTTTGCTGGAAATAATATCCAAGGAAAAAAAGATGGTGTTGCGGTTGCTGCGGGTTTAGTTGGAGAGATGTTTGGTACATTAAGAAGTGGTACAGGCGGTTTCACTTACTCGACACGAAGCACAACCACACCTACAACATCTTATACTGCTTTAATTTCTTTAACCCTTAATAAAGGTGTTTATTTAATTTACGGCAATCTTGGATGCGCGCTATCGGTTGCGGGGCAATTATTTGGTTATCTTACTATTGGAACTACACAAGTAACTAGCCCAGTCAGTCAAGGGAGCCCTAATACTGGTGGATATAATATGACCGTAGCTATAGCTGCTCCTATAAACATATCCGCAGATACTACGGTAGTATCTATCTATGGCAACGTTAGTTCTGTAACTGGATTAGTTGTAAATGGTCATGAATTATTTGCTGTCAGAATCGCCTAAAAGGTATGACAATGAAAAATATTCTTCTCCTATCGGTTCTCCTAATTTCTTGCAGCAAGGACAAAGACCAGATCGATCCGGTTCCATCCGTGCGTCTGCCCGAGCTAAAGGAAGCGTTCGAGAAGAATCAAGCGAGGGCATTAGAATTGAGAGATCCAGCTACGGGCTGGCTCTCTGTTTCCGACTGCGATGGAATGATCTGGGCTGGAAAGTATTCCTGCTCCCTTGGCGAAGCCTCAACGGTTAATCTGAGAGCCTCCGAGTATCCAGACCAGCCAGGGCGGTTCGATCGTCGCCCGCCTCCCTTCTGCTGGACGAAAGAGAAGGGCGATCAGGGCTCCAAGACCACGTGGTCGAGAGACATGGGGATCGCCGGGCTCATCCCCGGAGCATGGTGCAAAAGGGATCTGAAACTACTCCAAGATCATGCTGCGTATGGGGAAGCGCACAAATGGAATATGGGAGAACCGCTAGCAGATGGCAGGGCGATCTATTCTCCGGGCGTGATCGGGGTTCTCTATTCAGCTATTAAGAATCTCGGCGGCGATGCAAATGAAAAGGCGAAACTTCCTTCCTTCTATCCGCCCGGATTTGACGACTATCAGGCTCATTTACAAATGATGGATATTTGGCTTCGCGGAGAAATGAAAGGTTCAATTTCGCCGGTTATGCGGGATCGAATAAAAGAGCATGCAAATAGAGAACCTGAATGCCCCTTTTATTCTTATCTAAACGGTTTGTATACCGGCTCCCAAGATCGAACCGTTGAATTATTGCTCGCCTCGAGCAAACCTAATTGCAGCTACGTCCGGTCAAACTATTTAGCTGAGTGGCTTTTTGTTGCGAAACTAACCCTCGATCAATTCTCCGTGCTATAATCCCCGAACTACTCCGATTCTCAGTTGAAACGTAGAAAAGCCTTTGGATTCGTCCAAAGGTTTATTTCGTTATCAGAAAATAACCGTTGGAGGAAAATTCAAGGGGGAAATTAAAATGTTTAGACTCATGGTGATTCTCTGCTTCATTCTAGCGGCTTGCGAAAAGGAAAAAATTGCTCCTGTAGAATCGCGGCTGGAACCGGTCGATGAAGAACCTTTTGAACCAGATGAACCTCATTACGATGACGGTTATCTCTTTCCCCCTGCCGAGGATAACTTCGATAAATGCGGAGTCTACAGCCTTCTTTTTGTCGAATGTCCATACTTGTCGTAACAAAGATGACCTTGACGACGGTAAAGGAATTCACCGATCATGATAAAACATCCTTCAAGGTTTATATACAGATTGGCATTCTTCGCGCTCGTGATTGGAGCTGCGACTATCGCCGATCTTTTTTCGCATCAAGAATGGAGGATTTCTCGGATCGAGAAGCAACTGCATTCTTTTGAATATCGCATAAAACAATTAGAGAAAAGGGAAAATTAATGGAAAAGACTTATGGAATTCAGGAAGTTCTCGATCTGATCGAGCTAATTAATAATCTGGCAACTTGCATCGAATCTTGCAAATCTGATGGAAAGATTGATGCCTTCGATCTTGTCAACATTCTAAAATTGTCCCCTTCCATTTTGTCCGCTGTGAGGGGATCTGGTGATATTAAGTTTGAGCTCGCGGATCTGAATGGAGAAGAAAAAGACATCGTTTTGAAAGCGGTTCAAGAAGCAATGTTCAAACTCGTGGGGGCTCTCGTATGAAGTCGATCTGGGAAGGCGCGCAAGAATACTGGGAAATTGACCGCCTTGGCGTTCATTTCTGGCCCGCTTTGCCCACTGGGATAACCGTGCATTATACTGCAGACGGGGATATCGACAGGGTAAAGCGCGAGATGGATAAAAATAAAATCGGTTATCATTTCATTATCGATCGCGACGGTTTTCTGCACCAGACTGCGAACCTAACAAAGTCTGTCAACCATGCGGGCAAGGCGATGTGGAACGGACAATCACCGAACCGCACTCATATTGCCGTGGCCATCGTGTCTTGGGGTTTACTCAATGACGACAGCCTTGCCTGGAATGGGACTCGAGTCGTCGGTACGAAGCGAAAAGGCCAGTTGTGGGACGCTGCGAGCATGGCCCAAGAGAAGATGCTCGATCGCCTTCTTCGGGGGCTCATGATCGATTTTAGGATCACTCCCGCGAATATTTGCGGGCACGATGAATGCGCATTACCCAAAGGGCGCAAGATCGATCCAGGATGCACTTTATCAATGAGTATGTCAGATATACGCAAGTCATTTGCGTCATGATAGGCGTTGTATGGCAAGCAGCGAAAGTGGTATACGAAAGGTACGGTCATTACATTATTATGCAAGGTTTGATATATGCCTGGGACGCCTTCTCCAAAAGAAAAAAACCGAAGCGAAAAAGTCTTCATCCGCATGAGCGTCGATGAATTGGCCGTTGCTCGGGGAAACGCTGAGAAATATTGCGGTGGAAATTTAAGCAAATGGCTCAGGGAGCGAGCCCAAAATCCAATGCTTGACGTCTCGATCAAGATGCAAGATGAAAGAGACGAAGCTTAAAATAAATCGCGTCTTTTCTTCGGTTTCTTCTTGAACTTATTTATCTGAATGACTCCAGGGGTTTCTTCCATATCGTCTATAATTCCGCTTATTATATCAACATGAGACTTTAGAGCTTCATTCGATATTTCGAATTTTATCCAAGGCAAAACCGTAAAAACATAAAATTCAGTTGCCATCCAAAGTTTTCTGTTGAAACAAAAATCAGATGAAATAATTCTAATAGATCGAAATCCGAAAAAATTTTCTAGAAACTCCAATCTATAACTTTCGTTATCTATTCCATATATCGGAAATTCTTGGATTATATCCAATACATCAACGGTTCTCTCGCCGATTAAAGTCGCTTTAACTCTGTCGAAAAAGGACATAGTTTTCCTGCCTATGCAATGGATATTTTATGCGTGCGTCTATAATGCAAATATTAGCAGATTCTGGTAGGATTTACCCACAACCAAACCAAAGTAAAATTTTTATAAATTAGAGGACGAAAATGCAAAGCATATTTCAGAGATACCTTTTTATTTTTGCGGTCATCGGGCTTCAGTTATCTTGCGTTCGAGATAAGAGAAAAGACTATCCAGCTCCAATCTCAGTCCCAGAGCCGAATACGAGTACTACTCCGAGTACTCCGAGTCCTACTCCGAGTCCTACTCCGAGTCCTACTCCGACACCTATTCCGGTTCCAGGTCCTGTTCCAGTGCCTGTACCTATTCCAGGCCCTGTTCCAGTGCCTGAGCCGGTTCCTCGCGATACGGTTGTCGGAAGGAACGGGCATCTCCATGTCGAAGGATCTGGCCTCGTGAATCAAGATGGGAAACCTATTCAGCTTAGGGGAATGTCCCTTTTCTGGTCGCAGTGGTCCGAACCTTTTTACAACAAAGATGTTGTTCGAGCGCTTGCGCAAGATTGGAATGCAACCGTAATTAGAGCTGCAATGGGAATTGAGATGGGAGGATACCTATCCAATCCTATCGCCCAAGAGGCATTGATCGAAACCGTTGTCGCAGCGGCGATTGATGAAGGGATCTATGTAATTATCGATTGGCATGATCACAACGCACAGAACCACCAAGCGCAATCGATAGAATTCTTTGGCCGCATGGCGAAAAAATATAAAGACGTTCCTAACGTGATGTTCGAGCTCTTTAATGAACCGCTCAATATCTCATGGGGGACGATCAAAAGCTATGCTGAGCCGGTTATTAAAGAGATCAGAAAGCAGGGATCAGACGGCGTTATAATCGTCGGTACTCGGCAATGGTCGCAAGAAGTAGAGGAACCGGTTAGCGATCGCATCGACGATCAGAACACGATGTACGCCCTTCATTTCTATGCCTCGACTCACAAGGGATGGCTCCGCGAAAAGGCTCAGAGAGCCATGGACAATGGCCTGGCCATTTTCGTTACTGAGTTTGGAATCTCCGAAGCATCGGGAGGCGGTTATCTCAATTTTCAAGAAGCCGATATTTGGATGAAATTTATGAAGGACAATAATATTTCTTGGGCTAACTGGAGCCTCATCGACAAGCCAGAATCCTCTGCAGCATTGAATCCTGGAGCGAACACTAAAGGCAAATGGTCGGATAAGGATTACTCCCAATCCGGCAGCTACATAAGGGCTAAAATAGGAGGTTAATAAATGATCAGCGGCAAGGTATGTTTCGTCATGATAATTTCTTTCTTATTCGTCGCTATAGTTACGAGCGATGGCTTCTATGATTTTATCCGATACCTAGTCCATTTAGCGCTTAACTAAGGAACACAATGAAAGAGCGACACATAACCATGTCAATACCTAAATTCGTTGTGGTTCCTTGCCATATTTGTGCGGCAGAAAACAGAGTCTCGATACTAATTCTTGGTGATATTGCAGAGAGAAAAATGTTATGTGGTAAATGCAGAAAGACTTTTTACTTCTCTCTGAAATGGGTTCCTAATGTTACGACGAAAAAAGATATGGGAAATGGTTAACGTTTATCTAATAATTTTGATTTTGATCCAATCAACAATTGCAATTTCATTTATCGCTGCTAGTTTCTTTGGCAAAAAAGCCGTAATTGATAGCGATAACAAGCTATCTGGGACCTGGATCATTCCGGTCTCAGAGCTGAATGCTAAATTGCAATTGTTGCCTATCTCTGCAGTTGGTGGGAATAAAAAAGCGTTTTCTGGAATCCTAACTTTAAACGGTTATACTCAACCGGTTTCGGGGATTGTCGATTTATCAGGAACAAATGCAACGGTTAAATTTAAAATTCAGAGTGCAGAATTTGGGATTGAAATTCCAGAAGAAACCCTGAATCTAGGAATCGTATTGGAGATATAATGGAGAGGGCTTAACTTCGTCTTTCGACTACTCCTCCACCATTTAACCCCAATCATAAAAGTGAGGCACCCTCTCACTGAAAGATACTTAGCCACAATGTCTCCGAGTAATGTCCATTCTTCCTGGCCATGTGATCGGCAAACTCTAAACGCCTATTCCTTGGCGTGCAGAGCATTATAGCATTAACGATCATTCTTGCATGCATCGAGTAGACTAAAAATCCCAGCGTAAGTTTACTGTTCATTGTTGCCTCTGTTAAATTCGGTGAAAATATGCTTGGAATAACCGTCGAGGAAAAATCCGGCGCAGCGGGAACGTCGATCGTCCAGATCATGGACCTGGAACAACCTTTGGCAAAGAGCTGTCCCCCATTCAAAGTCTTTCAGGCTTGCCGCGTACCATTCCTCGAGGTCGATTCTCAATTGCTTACTTCGAACCAGCCTCCAATCTCTTTCGACCAAAAGCGGGGGAGTTTGCTTTTCCACATCGAGCCAAAAAGCGACCGCTTTCATGAAATACTGCTTGATGAATTCCTCATCGGGAAATACTGAGATCGTTATTTGAGACTCATGCGTAAAGCTAAAATAATCGCATCGGCTCGCTCCCGAGACGAAAAGCTGGTGTTGCAGTTGCGGATAGTAATGAATCGGGATATGGCCAGCCACAGCAGTCTCATGATCTTTTTTTCCGGGACATTTAATTTCAAGGATCACTCCGTCATTATAACCGTCTAAAGAGGCACGCATCCAGGGGAACGTGCTGTGCTGCACCAAGGTCGCGGGCATCTCTATCTCTCGCATGAGCTCATAGTGAGCTCTCGCTATAGGCTCCAGTGCGATTCCTTTTCGAGTCGCCCAATTACCTTCCCATGTTTTCTTGCGGCCCGTCTTGAGCTCCCACAGAGCATGCGGAGTGCAGTAGGGGGAGACTCCCCAAATGATCGGAGCATCACTTGATCCTATGCCTTTTCGCCGCCACTCATGCCAGTTTTCACTTTCCATGTTTTCCTGCCTCATATCCCTTCTTAAACGCGAGCTCCATCGCCAACTCGATCGTATCGCTCGTCATTGTCTGAGACGTCATTGCGATGAATATTTGCTTGAGCCATGCTTTCTCAGCTTCGGAGATGGGGATCATTCTATTCGTTGGTTCGTCGCTCATATTTGCTCACCTCATTTGATGCGATCGTCTCGCATTTAACAATTGAACCGCCGATCGTTTGATTGGCTTTAGCGAGCCATTCTTGGAACGCTTCCACCGTCTTTTTATGCCTAGATACCTTGATCGTTTTGACGAATATATCACCATTTCCGCAAAGGCGTAGCATCTCATATCCGTCGCAGTTAAAAATTATATCCATCATCCTTTAATACTCCCAAGTTGGAAAAGTAATTTCTTCGACTATATTCTTTCCATCACGGCTCGTGCCATAGAATCGAATCATGTGAGTGCCTTCTGGAATCACATATTTTCGACACTGATTTAAAAGTTTCTTCCAATCCCTTCTGCCTGCAAGCGATAGATCCAACGGTTTTGCAAGAGTAGTGAGCATCACAAATTGCGCTTCTGAAATGATGAATTTTCTCATTTATGCTTCCTTCGAATGTGAAATTGTATATTGATTATACAGCGCATATTCATAAGATGGAAGCAAAGCCTTTGTCCGTAAGCATTCTATCGATATTGTTCATATTTTCTCGAATATTTCTTGATCGAGCATTACAAATTACGTAAAGTCAGGCAAGCAAATAACGGAGACCTCAAATATGCGATACAAACCGGAGATTAAAGAGCTCATCAACTGGTTAAAAATTGAGCAGAATACAATGGTCAAGCTCGCTGGCCTGCTCGGCTATAAATCTTGCTCAACGATTGGCAAATGGATCAAAGACAACAAAATACCACTACGCCCACGCAATCAAGTGTTGGCGATCATTCGGGGAGAAAAAACCAATGTCACTACTCAGTCAAATAACGAAGGGTAAAGTTCAGCGGCCCATAGCTGCTATCATCTATGGAATTGATGGCGTAGGCAAAACAACCGTTGCTTCACAGTCACCCAATCCGGTGTTCTTCGGCCCTGAGATGGGAACCTCAAGGCTAGATGTTTCACGGTTTCCACAACCGAAAGTCTGGGCGGACGCAGCGAAAGCGGTCGAAACGCTCACAAAAGAGGCACACGATTTCAAAACTTTGGTTATCGATAGTCTAGACTGGTTAGAGCCGATACTATTTAAAGCGATCTGCGAAGACTATAACGTCAAAACAATTGAGCTCGCAGCCGGCGGATATGGAAAAGGATATGTCAAAGCATTCGAAATGTGGTCGGTTTTAAAGGACCAACTCGAGAATCTTCGAAACGTGCGAGGCATGAACCTCGTTCTGATCGCGCATAGCGAGGTTGTAACGTTCCTCGATCCATCGAGCCAGCTCAGCTATCAGCGATATGAAATGAAGCTGCACAAGCGATCTTCGGCCCTATGGAGAGAATATGTCGATTCGGTTCTCTTTGCGAATTACGAGACGTTCGCGAAAAAAGATGGAAACAACGTGCTGGCATATTCCGACGGTGCTCGCGTTATGCACACCGAGCGGCGGCCAGGATGGGATGCTAAAAATCGTTTCGGTTTACCATCGAAAATGGATTTTAGCTGGAACGCGCTCGCAGATGCTATCGCGAATTCCGATCCGCTCTCGCTCGATGCTGTTCGAGCGAAAATCGCCGGGCTCCTGACCTGCATATCCGATAATGATTTACTTGAAAAAGCTATTGGAGCCGTTGATAAAGCAGGCGATAATCTCGCTCAGCTTAATGCAATAGCAAACCGGTTGGCTCTAAGGATCGGCGATGCGTGACGACGATTGGACGATTCTCGAAAATTTCTTGGAAGAAACTAAACTTAAAGAACTAAAAGAGGCCAAAGAAGAGGCTTCTATCAATGAAGAAAGGGACAGAGATGTTACTTGAAGCAGGGTACTACAAAGGAAAGATCTTGGACTACGGAATTAAGAAAACTTCGAAGGGAGATCCGGCTCCGACGATCGCATTTGAGGTGAAGGACTCAGCTGGAGCTGGTCATAAAGTATTCTGGCAAGGCAGTTGGAATGGAAAAGCAATGGACTTTGCCATGGAAGCCTTGCTGGTGTGTGGTTTGAAGAGCCCTCAAGATCTTATGTTTCTCGCAGACGGGAAGGCGTCGAAAGCTCTCGATCTGACTCTTACATATGATCTGGACATCGGAGTCGAATCCGATCAAAATGATCCTTCCAAGAAATATAACCGAGTGAATTGGATTAACGAAGACGGCGCTTCGAAATTCAAGAACGCGATCACGGTTCAAGAATTCGCTCCGCTCCTCAATGCTCGAAACCTTACTGCAGAGCTCATGCGAGTCGCAGCAGAAAAAGGCTTTGATCTAAAAGGCAAAAGTGCTGCTAAAATAGAGACAGTCGAGCTGCCATTCTAAGAAAGAAGACCATGCGCATAACTCTCCGGCCCTATCAGGAAAAAGCACTTGACGAAATCCGGGGATGTTATCGCGATGGCATTAAGAAAGTTCTTTTGCATCTCGCTACCGGAGCCGGAAAAACCGCTATATTTTGTGAGATTCTAAAATCCGCGAAAGCCAAGGGCACCAAGGCTATCATGGTTGTTCGCGGTAAAGCCCTGGTCGATCAAGCAAGTCTACGCCTCACGCACATGGACGTGCCACACGGAGTTATGCAAGCCAATCATTGGCGAAGAATGCCCGATGAACCGATTCAGATTTGCTCGATTGATACTCTATATAGAAGACGATTAATTCCTCCGGCTGATTTAATTGTTATCGACGAAGCACATCTAGCGAGTAGCGAAAGCTACTTGTGGCTGTGCAAACAATATCCTCACGCTTTTTTCCTCCCTGTATCTGCTACTCCCCACGTTAAAAAGGGTCTCCGCCACGTCGCCGACAAGGTAGTCTATCCGATCACGATGAAAGATCTGATTCGCGAAGGCTACCTTGTCCCCGCCACTTATTTCTTGCCGTCGAAGCCGAACCTAGACGGAGTCGAGATCGACAAGAAAACTCATGACTATAAACAAGACCAGCTTGAAAAGAGAATGCGAAATACGGTCATATACGGCCATCTCTCGCACAGCTATAAGACATATGGCCAGAACCGCCCCGCTCTTGCATTCGCTGTAACCGTTGAGCATTCTATCGAGATGGTCGAAGCCTTTAATGCGGCTGGCATTCCTGCAGAACATATGGAAGCCGATACGTCGATGCCTGAACGGGTACGCATGATCAAAGATCTCGAGGAAGGCCGAATTAAGATCATAAGCAATGTCGGAGTGCTTACAACCGGCGTCGATATCCCCTGTGCTTCCTGCATCATTCTTGCTCGCCCAACGAAGTCATATAATCTCTATATTCAGATATTAGGTCGCGGAACGCGGACCTACCCCGGCAAAGAAAATTTTATTGTGCTCGATCATGCCTCGAACGTTCCTGAACACGGTTTCATCGAAACCGAGCGCGTCTGCAATCTCGACGGGAAAGAGGGAAAGCCAGTCGAGAACAGCTATATAACTTGCGACGTATGTTGGCACACATGGAACCCTATCGAGCAATATCGAGAGAATAATCAAGGCGCAAACGGTCGCGATTATCTCTGCAGGCTGTGCGGTCGCGATATGACTCCGGTCAAAGCCGTAGCTGAAGTGGAGCATACGATCATAACCGCTCCATCGGAAATGGTCGAAGTCAAAGATCTAACCGAGCTAGAAACCGCACAGATGCTGCAATACATCGAAGCTAAATATAGAATTATGCGACTCAAAGGCTACAAAAAGGGCTGGATTTACTATCAGCTTCGCGAAAAATTTGGGGAAACGAATGCCAATCGGATCTGGTCCGTCGTCAAAAAGAGGCTTGTTGAGACTCCGTCATGACATATTAGTTCATGAAATTATCAAAGCAATGAGTGCCACTGATTTGTGCAGATGTTGGGAACAACCGACGGGAGCTGCCTATAGAGAAGGCACATTGATTCACTACGGCGTGAAAGGCAGTGCTGATATAAGCGGCATTATGCGAGATGGACGTCGCTTAGAAGTTGAAGTTAAAACCGGCAAAGCTGTGCAGCAAGACAATCAGAAGGCTTGGGGCAAGATGATCATAAACATGCGCGGCATTTATTTCGTTGCTCGCTCAGTAGAACATGCGATAGAACAATTGCAAGCAGCAGCAAATACTTCGCGAGTATGAGAGGAAGGACGGGTGGTCCTCTCCGCTGCTGTTCCATCCATCACCACCGATACCCTGGAGCATTCATGGAAGAATTGCGTCTATATCTCGCAGAGCTTGGCTATGTTATCCCCGCTGAAAAATTTGTTCTAAACGGTTCTCTCCAACGATTTCCCCGCAACGGTTCAAAAGATTCCGGCTGGTTTATCGGCTGGATTCATAACTATATCAAGCGTTCTGGGCAATATGCGATTGCATCGTTCGGCGACTGGAGAACCGGCGAAGAACAGCTATATGTCCCAACTAATGTGAGTGCAGGCGAAAAGAAACTTGCTGACCAAGTAATTTCGGAGGCCAAGCGAAAGTTAGCCGTTGAAAAGTCTGTGCTACAAAAAGAGGCAGCAGAGAAAGCGAAAACACGGTTCTCCAAGGGCTTTGCCGATCGCCTTACGCCATATCTTGAACGTAAAAAGATCGATCGCCTCTATGGAGCCCGCGTGACCGGCGATACGCTGATCATTCCCATGCAAAATATCAGCGGGGAGATCATCGGCTCCCAAAGGATATTGGCCGACGGCCAAAAGTTCTTTGAGAAAGGTCAAAACAATGATGCAGCATTTTTCAAAATCGGCGATATGCAGGACGACATCTACATTTGCGAAGGATTCGCAACGGGATGCTCCATACATATGGCAACCGGCAAAAGCGTCGTCGTTGCATTCAACGCGGG